GCACCCACAGGCTGCGCGGCGGTGATGACCACCTCTGAGCGTTTTGTCTTTGCTTTAGGTGCCAGCAACAACCCACGCCTGGTTGCTTGGTGTGATCAGGAGGACAACACCACCTGGACACCAGCCAGCAACAACCAGGCAGGCAGCTTTGAGCTGACGACTGTGGGTTCTATCCTGGCGGGTAAACGGGTGCGTGGCGTCAACCTGATATTCACTGACGTTGATGTCCACACCAGCAGCTACATTGGTCAGCCGTTTGTGTTCAGCTTTGAGAAGGCTGGCTCTGGCTGCGGCTTGATTGGACCCCAGGCTGTAGCAGCAATTGACACTGCAGCCATCTGGATGTCACGCTCTGGATTCTGGATTTACGATGGCTACGTCAAGCCTTTGCCTAGTGACATTGGCGACTTTGTGTTTGGCAATATGAACTATGAGCAGGCCAGCAAGGTGTACGCTGTCCACAACTCAAAGTTCGGTGAAATCTGGTGGTTCTACACCAGCGCAGACAGCATTGAGAATGACAGTTACTGTATATACAACTACCGAGAGAACCACTGGAGCCTAGGCACACTGTCACGGCTGGCTGGAGTTGACAAGGGCGTCTTCAACAACCCGCTGATGGTCAGCTCTGATGGTTTCATCTACGAGCATGAAGTGGGTTTTGCTTACGACTCGCAGACCATCTTCGCTGAGTCAGGCCCGGTGGAGATTGGCAACGGTGAGCAGATCATGCAGGTTCGCAAGGTGATACCTGACGAGTCCAACTTGGGTGATGTCAGCATCAGCTTCAGCAGCCGTTTTTACCCGACAGCCGCTGAAACGACTTATGGACCATTTACCAGCGCCAACCCGACTGATGCACGGTTCAGTGGACGCCAGGTCAAGATGAAGGTGACAGCCGATACCCTGAGTGATTGGCGGGTTGGGGTGATGCGCCTGGATGCAGTGCCTGCCGGGAAACGCTGATGAAGGTGCCATCACCACCGCCAACCTACACGCCAGTGATGGAGGCCCAGCGCAACTTCCTGATTGAGTCTGCTGACAGGCTGAACAGGAAGACCAATGCAGATGTTGAGATCAGCAGCAGTAGGCTAATCTTGACATCACCCAACGGGACTCGGTACAGTGTGGTGGTCAGCAATGCAGGAGCTTTGTCGGCAACGGCGTTATGACAGATATTGAGAGACTAAGGCCAGAGATAGAAAAAGCCTTAAAATATTCATTAGACACTCACACATTTGATGATGTTGCTGAGTTGGTCCAGCAAGCCAAGATGCAACTCTGGCCTGGAAAGAGTTCGGTGATTGTGACGGAGATCGTTCTCCACCCACAACAGAAATGCCTCAACTACTTTTTAGCAGCAGGCGAGATGGACGAATTAGCACTGATGACGCCAATGATTGAGTCCTGGGGCAAGGGACTTGGATGCACTCGGGTCACTCTAGCGGGACGCAAGGGCTGGCAGCGTACATTTTTAGCGAAACACGGTTACACACCACAGTGGTGGATTATGAGCAAGGAGTTATAACATGGCAACAGCACCTGGCTTTCAAAAAGCTGTCACTCCCGTTACCGAGGGGTTTTATAAAAGTCCTGAGTTTGCGAGTTTTGGGTATAAAGATAGACTTCTTCCAGCGTCAACTAACCAAGTAGATTCACCATATTTTGGCGCTAGTATACGCAGCGCAGCATCTTCTGCTGCAATGGATAAGGCATACGAGGCTTTTAAAGCGCGAACAACTGGCGGGGTAACGCCTGTATTGACAGCGGAAATTGCAAAAGATTTGCTCTACAGGTCAATGACTACTGGTGTTCCAACAGTAGAACTAAATCTTTACGGCGGTGCAGGTGCTGTTAAATCTGTTGCAGCTGCAGCTGGACTTGATAGAACACCAGCGGACATACAAAAGTATGAAATTGAAAACAATTTGCCTGAGTCAGCAGCTACAAAATTAAACAAGCAGTTCATAGGTCCAGAAGGTGCTGTCCTTCTAGATCAGTTGGAAACTGATTTAAACAGTTCAGATGCTGCTACTGCAAAGTTAGCAAGAGACAAATTAACCGCCCAACAAAAAGCAGCAGAACAGGAAGTAGTAGCAGAACGGACAGCAGCTGTACAAGCAGAACGGGAAGCAGCTGTTATTGCTGATACCGATGCTAATGGCAATAAATTTTCTACTTATGGATTTGGATTAGGCGATATCGGCGATAACCCTACTACTGGCGGTGGACTTCTTTCTGTGCCAACTGGAACTACTGCTGCAACTACCACTGGAACTGGAACTACCACTGGTGCTAGAACTGGAGCTGTTACTCTCCCAACGGAAGCAGAACTCAGAACAATGTCGCAAGGTGGAACTGCTGCTGCTACCACCACCCCTAAACCATTGACCAATGAAGCAGTAAGACAGGCTTACCTTTCAGTGTTAGGCCGTGAACCTGATGCTGCTGGCTTAAAGTACTTCTCTGACCGCTTTGGTACTGATGTTGATGCGTCTGAGTTAGGCATCTTCCGCACAATGGCAGCGCCTGAGTTAGCCGCTAAAGCTGCTGCTACCACTGGCACTACCGCTGGAACTACCACTGGCACTACTGCTACCACTGGAACTGGAACCACTGGAACTACAACTGCTGGAACTGGAGGCACCACAACTGGTATGTCCATCACACAGGCGTATCAGCAAGTTTTAGGCAGGACGCCAAACGCTCAAGAGATTGCCTATTGGACAACTCAGTTTGGTGCTGACGTTGATCCAACTGAACTGTCCAACTTTAATACTGCAGCTCAACCAGAAATATCCCGTAGAACTACCACTGGCACTACCACTGGCACTGGAGCAGGCACTACTGCTGCTGGGATGTCAATTATTAGTGCTTATCAACAAGTTTTAGGCAGGACGCCAAACGCTCAAGAAATTGCCTACTGGACAACTCAGTTTGGTGCTGACGTTGACGCAAAAGAATTGTCGAGCTTCAGTGTGGCGGCACAGCCAGAACTGGCGGCAAGGCCAACAACAAATAACGCTGTTCGACAGATGTACCTGTCGGTGCTGGGCCGTGAGCCTGATGCCACTGGCTTGAAGTACTTCTCTGACCGATTCGGGGCTGACGTTGACGCCACTGAACTCGGCATCTTCCGTGGAATGTCAACGCAGGAGTTAGCCGCCAATGCAGCCAGGAATGCTGGCACTACCGCAGGCACCACTGCTGGAGCAATCACCAGGCCCACAACGCCAGCGCAAGTCACAAGCAGCCAGCTTGCACCAGCCACAATGGGTAAGGGCTACTCCAACATCTACCAGCCAGCAAATTACCAGCAGAATGCACCTACCTTGGCAAGCATCCAGGCTGCAGCGCAATCAGCCAACCCTTACCAATCGCTGATGGCATTGTCACCGCAGCGCACACTGTCACCGTCCTATGCAGCCCAGGCTGGGCAGACAGCCGCTAACACTAACCTTGGTGGGTACGACACAAGCCTTTACAGCAAACCGCTGACGGGTCTGTTAGCTCCTAGTGTGGTTGCTGGTGGTGGTGGCGGTACTGATTTTGTAAACAACTCTGGTGATGCACGTGGACCGGGAACTAACAACACTGCATCAAACATTGACCCGTTTGCCGTTGGAATGGCACGGGTAGCTAATCTTTTCACTTCACCTATTTCGCTTACCACAGCGCCAGTGACTACGGGTGTTTTTAATCCTGTTGGCACCTCTAACGCAGGCGGTGATTATGGCGGCATTGGCGGTGTTACTGGCGGCAGCGACACAATGGGTTTTGGTGGAGAGTACGCCAAAGGCGGCATGGTCAACATGAGGCCGCAAAGGAACAACCCACCTGGTCCTGATGATGGCTACGCTGCCCTGGACAACGGCGAGTACGTTATCCGAAAGAGCGCAGTCAAGAAATACGGCGCGAACATTTTCGAGAAAATTAACGCAGGGCAAATTCCCGCCAGGCGTCTGAAATCTCTGTTGGAGTAACACCATGAGCAAAAGCGGCGGCAGCCAAACAAGCACAACGACAATTGACCCGCAGCTAAAAGAGGCTTACCTGCAGAACTTGCAGCAGGCGCAGGGTGTAGCGGCAGCATTACCCGTCAGGGAGTTTGCGGGATTCAACCCTGTCTACCAAGCTGGTGAGGAGCAACTGG